GGAAAGTTTCTTGAACCAAGCGTTTTAGGGTTTAATTCGTTTTACGCCTTTCAGAACAGATACGCTATCATACAAAAACGCACTATGGGTTCTCATAGTTTCCAACATATAGTCGGGTATAGAAACTTAGAAGAACTTACAAAAAAAATAGAACATTTTAGTAGTCGTATATTAAAAAAGGATTGTATTGATTTACCAGAGAAGGTTTACACCATTAGGGACATTGAGCTTACACCATACCAAAAAGATATGTATAACGACATAGCAACACAAGCTATGACGTTACTTCAAGATGGTGGTCTTGTTACTGCTATGCAAGTTATAACTCAGCTTCTTAGATTTCAACAAATACTATGTGGTCATCTTCCAACCAATGAAGGAGATCTCGTTGAGTTTCCCACGAATCGTCTTACTACATTAATTGATTGTATCGAGGAGACTTCGGGAAAAGTAATAATATGGTCACGCTTTAGATATGACATAAAAAAAATATATAGCACACTTTCTAATAAGTTCGGGGAAGACTCTGTGGTATCCTATTATGGAGATACCTCAGAAGACGATAGGGAGTTAGCAATACAAAACTTTCAATATGGCGATGCTCGTTTTTTGGTAGCAAATCCTGCAACTGCTGGATATGGACTCACGCTTACCGCAGCAAACACCGTTATTTACTACGCTAATGACTTTAACCTTGAAACTCGAATACAGTCTGAGGATCGGTGTCATAGGCTTGGACAGAAAAATACAGTTACTTACATAGATTTTATATGTGAAGGCACTATAGATGAAAAGATTGTAAAATCTTTGAGAAGTAAAATTGATATAGGAGCAAAAGTGTTAGGGGAGGAAGCAAGAGAATGGTTAAAAAAGATAACACGATAAAGAAAAGCATTAATGTTTTACTGCATTATGAACAAGGTAAAATAAATCTAAAACAAGCGGTTGATCAATTAACAAGTCTTTCGGGATTAAGTGAAGAAGTTGCAGAAACATTTATAAAAAGTTTGAACAGAGCTAACGTAGTGCAGTTAAAGGATAAGCAATAAATGGTACATTTGGATGAGGCGGCAAATATGAACGCAGAACAATTACGAGAAGAGTTTAGACGTTTGAATGATGAGGTTATAAATTTTAAACCCAGTCAAAAGACTAGGCAAACAAGAAGTTATCTAAACTCTAGTCGTGGAGAGAACCCAACTTTTACTGCCAGAAGCAGAGAAAAATGGTTGAAGCGTAGACAATGATTATATCTTGGTGGTCAGCTGGAGTTACTAGTGCCGTTGCAACAAAACTTGCCATAGATAAATATGGCAAGGATCGGGTCTTACCCATATACTTTAAAATAGACACCTCTCATTCGGACAACGAGCGTTTTATTCGGGAGTGTGAAGAATGGTATGGTCGGGAGATTATGCAGACGCAGTCGCATAAGCATACCAATCAATTTGAAGTTATTGAAAAAGATAAATATGTAAACGGTCCTGGAGGAGCTAGATGTACGCTCGTTCTTAAAAAACGTGTTCGGCAGCGGATTGAAAAAGAAATAGACTATGAAGCACAAGTATTCGGGTTTGAGTTTTCCAAGAAAGAAGTAAATCGGGCTGTTAGATTTAAAGAACAATACCCAGAAACTAAACCAATTTTCCCTTTAATAGAGAAAAAACTAACTAAACCAGAATGCTTATACTATCTTGAACAAGCTGGAATTGAACGACCAGAAATGTATAAACTTGGTTACGGCAACAATAACTGCATTGGCTGCGTAAAAGGTGGCAAGGGATACTGGAATAAAATTCGGGTTGATTTTCCTGATTACTTTGAACGGATGGCTCAAGCTGAACGCAAAGTCGGGAACTCCTGCCTTCAAGGGGTTTATCTTGATGAGTTACACCCAAGAGAGGGGGCACGACAAAAAATCGTGACCCCTGACTGTGGTAATTTTTGTGACATTGAATTTACAGAAATAATGCACAAGAACATCGATGAAATAATGAAACAACCCGAACAGCTGTCTTTATTCTGACTCCCATCTATAAAACACATGATCATCTATTCGGGTTATATATTGCTTGCTTTGATACCAATCGGGCAATACATAAACAGCATGATAGTGTGTTGCTCCATCAATAAGATCATATACTCGCCTTCCATATGTTCCAAAAGCTATAAGTCTTGCTTTCTCCCAAGCATCCATGTCTTTCGGGGTATCTGATTTACCATCACAATACCACGAAAACTGACACTTGTTTCTTATCGGGATTTCGGGATTCCAGCTGTATGTCTCTCCTTGCATGACAACTTCACAAACCGTGTCGGGGAATCTGTCATCCATAACACGGTTTATGGTTACTTGAGCGACTGCCACCTGACCCATCGTTGATTGATTTCGGGCTTCCCAATAAATATTTAAAGCCAAACAAGTTAGAGCTTCAATCAAGACTTTGTCTTTCTAGGTCTACCTCTTTTTTTATTTACCCCCTTTTTGGCAGCCGAAACGGCTTTTACTACAGATTTGTGTTGGGGAACAGAGGACCCAACGCCCTTTACTGATACAACGGTTTTTTCGGGAAACCATTTTGGAAAAACCATTTTTAATAACTTCTTAATCATTTAATAATCTCCTTTTAATTATTTACTAAGATACAATCCACTTGAAGAACTGTTTTGTTCTCATAATATTCGGGTGCAAGATGGGCAATGTCATATAAACATTGCCACAACTCTTCATGTGCCGTCTTACTTTGAACCCAAGAACATTCTCCGTTAGTGCATATTAACAACACAGCAAGATACTTACTGATCATTATAGTCCTGACTTCTCATTAAAAACAATTCCTGTTGAACCTCATTATAAACATCAAGTTGTGTTTCTCCATGTTTCTCGATCCAGTCCTCTCGACCTAGATACTGAGCGTCCTCTTCCATCTCCATTAACCAATCTTTTACTCTTCCCATTTTGTCCTCCTGTGGTGAAGAATTTAAACCAATGTTCTGAACAATAAGGCTTGTTATTTTCTAATGCGTCAGCCCTCTCTCCGCATACAGTACAACGCTTCCAAGTCATGTCATTTTAATCCTTTCAATAAGTGACATATCATATCCACAGTCCACCCATTGCCTAACATTCGATAGCGTTGGGTGTTAGATACATGAGCCGTGTAATTGTCAGGAACTGTTTGCAATCGCTCGCACTCGATGGGTGTGAGCTTTCTCCACATCAATTCTTCAACATTTACCGCTACATTATCCTTCTCAACTGTGGTTAGTGAATTGGACTTGCCATCTTCTCGCAACTCCAATTCCTGTTCTGTCATGCCCGATACTTTCATTTTATGATCCTGCCGCACACCATCAACACGATAGCGTCCCCTAAATGAACCACCATACACAACAAAATTATTATGCTCCCAAGCTGAACCGCTCATGGTCGGAACTTTGCCGTCCTTTGCTTTTATGCCACCTTGATTCTTGCCTCTTGGCACTTGCAATATCTTCGGTTCTTGATTACCCCCCTGACTTGAACAAAGTGTCGGGGCTTTACCATCGGGATGATAGACACGCTTTATAATATCGTGCCCATTTAAATCTGCCTCACCCGCAAGTATCAATCCGCTATCGCTCGGAGTATTGAAATCAAATACTAACTGTCTTCTGCTTTTCTCAAAATATGTCCTGAGATTGCCACCTTTAAAATAGTTGGCATCAATACAATGAGCTTTCTGCCTATCGGTGAAACCATCCTCTAATATGTCTTTTAGATAAATGTGTTTGTTTTCTGGGATGGAGCGAACTGGAATATTTGTCCAATACAATCTGTCTCGGTTCTGAGCCGATACGATGTTGGAGTTGAGCCTAATCGGTTTTACTCCAAGCTGTTCGCTAATCACATCCTGATAAATCTGTTTCATGTTTACGTTTTCAAGTAAAAAATATTTCGGCTGCAACGCCTTTAATAAACGCACATACTCAAAAAATAATCGGGAACGAGGATCATCGAATGCTAGCTGACCCCCAGCAAATGAAAATCCCTGACATGGTGAACCACCAAATAATAAATCAATGTTCGGGAGGTCGGGTTCTTTTAATTCGGTCACGTCCCCAACGTGTATCGTGTCAGGATAGTTGGCTCTTGCCACTTGGATCGCATACTTATCGATTTCGCTTGCATAGTAAGCGGATGGAGTAATCCCCATCCGCTCAAGAGCAATGCGTCCACATGACATTCCATCAAATAGACTAAGCACTCTCATTTCTTGTCCTCCTCTAAGCTATCCCTTAATTTAGTATATGCTACAAGAGCGTGACCAAACCTATCCAAATGCTCCCATTCTGGTCGCTCACTAAAGTTTGAATCAATGTAATGATCCAAGAGGTTGACAAGAATCAACCTCTCTTCCCATGTTAAATCCTTTAAAATATAAGTCATGCGTATTCATCCCTGAGATATTCATTTGCAGACCAATCCTCTGGAATCTTGTTATGATAAATTTCCTTACCATTTATAAACTGTCCACAAAATCCACCACCATATTCTATGTATTCAGCAAACAACACATATCCTAGTTTATGCATTTTTTCAAAGATAGGAATGGGTGGACACCACGGAGTATCAAACTTAAAGCAATGTAATCCTAAGTCCTTATGAACGGACTGAGTCCCAAACCCATGATAACTAACCTCTGAAATATCCCATTTCATGCCCCAATTTGCATTTGTCCAATCCAGAGGTCTAACGTGTCCATGTTTTCGGACAATTTCCCTTTGCTCCTCAATCGGAATAGCAATACTTTCAGCATCCATTTGGGTTATAAAATCGGCATCACGTGGCGCATCTACTCGCCACACACTATGTTGCTCACCATTTATCGTGCAATGCCCCGAATGAATATCCTTTAAAACATCGGGCATTGGAGTGATGTGATCACACAATCGGCTTTCCTCAAGTGCGTTAAGTGTGGACTTTATAGTTTTAAAATCCTCATGATTTACATAAATTACATTTTGACACCAATTAGGCATTTAATAATCCTCCGTTTTTAAAGATTGCAATAGCTTCGTTTAATGGAATGTCATTCAATATCAACGCTTCTGGGTATAAACCACGAGCAGACACGATATGACTTTTTTCTATTTTCTTCGGTTTATTCAGAAATTTAATCTCATATATTTCATTCGGCTCGTTCTTCTCAACGATAAACACCTTCTTAGATAATTGTCTTTTATAGTGCTTCTCGTCTAACCAATCCCCAACCTGACTTAAACACCAATGTTCAAAAGTAGTATCATGTTCGGTTTTGTTCTCTGGATCAACAAAGTGATCCATCGTCCATTTTGGCATTTCCTCACGACATCTTTTTTCGATATCTCTTAAACCACCATACCCAAAAGCCTCTGTCGGATATTCCCGATTTGCTCCACCATGTCCATCGTTGCTGACCTCAATAACTTTCTTGCCATTAAGATAGACATTAGCGTTAAAGCAATAAGTCTCTTCCGAGTTTGCTTCAAGATATTTGATACCCTTCATCTCCAAGGTATCTCCGTTTTTAAAAACAAATTTAAACATTTTTTAATCTCCAGTTTCATGTTTGTTTTCAGACTTGCGTCAGACAGGCACTATAAATGCCTGTTTCGTCTATTCAAGACTCGTCAGTAACGCTCAAATAATCCTCTAATAAATATTGTAGAGGTTCAAATCCAACCCAATCGTCCCAAACAAAATCTCTGATGGCATCCCTTACGGAAATGCCATCATCAAAATACCCACAATAATCCGCGTCAGGTAAATCATCGTGAGTAATGCCACCTGTGTAAGATGATAGGACTTTGTCCAATTCCTTCATCCATTCATCAAACGTTGTTTTTTGAGAAGTCATTCTAATCTTCACTTGACTCATACTCTTCTTCCATTTCTTCTTTTGAAATTTCTCTTATGGTATCAAGTACTTCCTTTTCATTCTTACAGTCGTAAGAATGAAAATAATCACCATTATTATCAAAGGCGCATACATTCCACATACCAGAATCTTCATAGTTTTGAGTCACTTCAATTTTAAATTTGTTAGACCAAAGACGATCTATGTCGAAGCTTAAATTGTCATCATTGGGATCAGGAACATTCTTAGTCTGATATATCCTATTCATTATCCAACCCTCATATTAAATTCTGCAAATTCCAAATATCTCTCGTCATCAAGAGCAACGCCAGAATTAATCGTTCTCCAGCTTTCTGTCATCGTGCCATATTCTTTCTGAAATAAATCCACTTTGATTTCACCATCCATGAAAATTTCATACCGATAATCCAAGTCACCATGATCTACCCAATGGTTGGTGAGGTAAATACCCCCACCCCCTTTGCCTTTGTTTCCGCAAACAAAAGCACACGCAAAATCACTTGGCTCAAATCGTGGAGCTTTCCATGCAAATGGTAATGCATTCCTGATCCATTGCATTGCACCTTGTGGGTATCCATCATGATGCTTGTAAACGTGATATTGTTTTCCATCGTTCATGATATCCCGAAATGTATAAACCGCTCTTGTACTCATCTTAAATCTCCAATCCATTTTCTTTAACATCCAAATCTTTTACTTTTAGTAAACCGAAATATCTTTTTGCGGAATCTCGGTCGATTTTAAACTCACCACCCGAAGGCAACTTCTTTATTATGTAAGGCATTGTCTTTGCCTTCTCATTATAACCTATCATGGAATATTTACCTTTTGGTAAGTCAGCTATTCTATTTGGATCTATACCATCAAGCTCTGAATAATATGCCAAGTCACGCTCTTCCTTGCTTGGAGTGCCTTTTTTAGAAAACGAAACTTTAAAATTGGCATCAAATGTGTCATAAGTGCAATGTCCAACCATTGCCTGATAGTCACTATCAAATGACATGAGAACTTTATTTAATTCCTCTCTTAATTTTTGTGCTTCTCTTTTATCCATTAGTCATCTCCTAATTCAAATCTATGTTGAAAGTAAAAACCAGAACCATCACACTCACTACAATTAATAACCTCACGAGTATCTGGCTGAATGTCGTAACCATGACCACCACAATTACAACACTCCATATTAATATTTAAGATTGCTCTTTTGGGAAACACGCCCCACGCTTCTTGAACTGAATCCATTTTTGTCCTCCTATGGATAATGTTAAGGTATTTTCAGAATATACTAATCTGGGACAGTATGCAACATAAAAAACAATTACTCATGTACCTTGGCACGTTGTCACACTTATAAGACTATTTCCTGAAAAAAAAAAAATAAAAAAATAATTTCAAATGTAGTGTGACAAGTGTGACAAGTGTGACAAAAATAAAAGTTTTGTTTTTTTCCAGTACCTTACAATTCCAAAATTTGTCACGTTATGTCACGTTTGTCACACTACTTTGCCTATATATGGTAAAAACACCTATATAGATAATTTCAAAAATGCCGAAAACCTTGTTATAAAGGGATAGAAGTGTGACAAGTGTGACAAATTTAGGAGACAAGTGTGCCAAACAAACTTGGAAGACCAAAAGGACTAACAGAAAGACAAAAAACTTTTGCTCAATTTTACGTTGAAGGAATCTATTCTAATGCTGAATGTGCTAGAAAAGCTGGATATACAGATAAAGCACCACATCAAATGGCATATAAATTATTGGATGGAAGATTTCCTTTACTCATAGAGTATATAGAAGAATTAAGGGAAGAGCGTGAAAGAAAATATGGTGTAACTCTTATTGGACAACTTAAACGTCTAAAAGATTTATCTGAAGGGGCTGAAGAGTCTGGTCAGTTTTCATCTGCTATTAACGCTGAAAAGATACGCTCTGCATTAGGTGGTTTGACTGTTGATAGACGTGAACAAATTCACCAATTAGATGAAATGTCAAAAGAGGAGATCGCTTTGCGGTTAGCAAAGTTAAGACGTGAATATCCACAGGCATTTATAGAAGGTGAATATCAGGAGATTAATGATGTTGGAGAAAAACTTTTGGAGCATAGTGAAGAAGAATCTGCCTCCGAAATGTCTAGCAACTAGAATAGAAAACAGAAATGGTGGTGGTGTCCCTGACGTTCATCTTGTGTGGGATGGCTTATGCTTTTGGACTGAATTAAAGGTTACAAAAGGATATAAGGTAAACTTATCGCCAGAGCAAATCGCTTGGAATACTGCGTATTCTCATTATGGGGGTATAAACTTTATCTTGGTTAAAGCCCCTCGGGACGGCAATCTATTTTTATTTTCGGGTCGGGATTCGGGTCTTGTATCAAGGATCGGGACTCGTGCCCCATGCCTATATAATGGCAGCAGTTACAATGAATTATGGGGCAAGGTTCGGGACTCGGGAATCGGGATTCTTAATTCGGGTCGGGTCGGTACTGGAGTTTTTTCCGACCCAGGCGGAACTAGTATCGAGGACTAGGCTATCCGCAGCCGAAACAGCTGGGCAAAAAAAAGAGGCTTTCGCCTCAATTTTTTTTCCTTTTCTGTCTAACGTTCTTTAAACTCAATAATTTTTGTGTAATCCTTGGTACTGGATTTTTTGTTTTAAACTGAATGTTTTTATTTTTTAATGATTGGTACGTGTACATTATGCTAATTCCTTTACATATTTAGATCCGTTACCATGTGCAACTATAGCAATGGATTTATTAGACTTTGTGGTCGTGCCTGCACATAATCCACACTTTATGCAAGACGTTTTTTTTCCTGCCTCTTCGCTTGCTGGGCATAAGATCTCTTTATTCTTGTTTAATTCGTTTAGATTTTTAATAACTCTAAACGTACGCCAGCCAATTTGCCAAGCTAGATCTGCATCCTCTAACGTGTCGGCAGAATGCATAAACAGATCCGATCTAAAATCTGCGCTTTTAAAATTAGCTTGATGAGAATATGCTGTATGCCCACTAGCAAGTGATAAAAGTGAATCCCAAATATAAGACGGAACAGCACTTGGATCGCCATATGTCCCGATCCTTACTTTGCGATCACGTGCAATCTCTGCAATCTGATCATGTCCATTTAATAAAGGATAAGCATTTTTTTTGAATTGCTTATATGTAGTTAAAGGGGCATGCATTAAAGTGACATAACAAGATCTGTTCTTAGCGGTTTTCTTTTTTGGATCGTTGTGTGCAATTCCTCTATGTGGGCAATTGCCACATATCGAGAAATCCGCGCCTGTCTTTGATGCGCTTATTGGATCTATATCCGATCTAATAATTTGCGTTTGTATCATCGCGCCTGTTTTACTGTTTTGTGATTTGCCTGTTTGTGCAATTGCTACAATAGGCTTTCCATCTAATAAACTCGCGCCTTGATAGATTATATATCCGTTTGGTTTTTTCATGATTAACTATCCTTTCCCATAGTGTCCTATATTGTACCAGCATCATGTATTTAATGCAAGTGTCGGGTCGGGATAGTTTAAATTAAATTCGGGTCGGGGTCGGGTCGGGACTGGAAATTAAAAAAGCTAGCCCTAGGGCTAGCTTTCTTGAAAGGAACATTAACTATGAATGCCTTTAAAATCTATCATAGGCAGCCGAAAATAACAAATAAAAAAAGGCGGGTTGCCCCGCCTTTTCTTCATGGTTTTAATTCTATTCTATCAGTTCTTCTTCTGAAATTAATTCTATTATTGCAAATACTCCCTTTTCATTTTGGCAATCGTAAGAACTAAAATGATCCCCGTTATTATCATAAGCGCATAAATACCATTTAGATCCTTCATGGTTTTGTGTAACCTCAATTTTAAACTTGTTGGGTAAATCCACGTCAAAACTTAGATCATCATCATTCATGTTAACTACCCCCGAATATTGTATATGATAAATAAATGCTTAAAATCATGGCGAGCATAACAATGCTCGCCCCGATAAATTGTCTTAATTCCTCATTCATGATCCGATCCAATTCAATTTTGTTGGTGCGTTTCTTACTGTTTCTTGAAGTACTTTCTCTTGCGCTTGTTTTTGGGTGCGCTTTCTTAAAATGCCCGCACTTGTTTTATACTTATCTTTTTCAAGGAAGAAAGTGTAAAGGATATTTCTAATTTCTGTAAATGCGTCTTCTGCATCCTCCCCAAATGCTTTCATAAATAAAGTATAGCTTGGCATTTTATTTGAAGCTATCCCGTAGGGCTTGCGCTTTGCTAGTCCTCGTTCAATTGCCATTGCTTCGATTTCTAGCATTGTTTTCTTTGCTTCCTTCGCGACTTGCTCCATAACTTCATAATCTTTTTTAAAGATTTCTAATTCGTTGTCATGTCCTCGTTCTACATTTAAATAATTTAACATTGTATTAAGTTCCTTTCCTTCTGTTTAATACTTAATCAGAATACACGAATAAAACACATTACGCAACAGTATAATACACAATGCTACAAGCAGCCATCTAGTATGTCGGGAGATTGACATACTATATCTTGTGTGCAGCATCTTGTGCCAGGACTTAATTAGACATACTAAATCTTGTGTGTGCAGCGATTGTGCGTCAAATTACTTACACCACTACATCTCGTGGTACTACATCTTGTGCCAGGAATTGGGCAGGCATACTACATATGGGGTTACTTGGGGCAATCGGGCGGGGCGTGTCAAATCATTGACCCCCCGACCCCCTTGACAAAAAAATCGGGCGGCCGCACCCACCCACCCACCCAGGTTGGGTAGATTTATTCACGTGTTTTTTCATTTGACCAACTAACCAAAGTTGCAAGTTGCGGGAATCGGTAGTAAAAGACCCATAGGAGTCCCTAGGCGTGGAAAAAAATTCTGATATAAATTCATTTGGTAATCTGAATGCTTTTGAGTTATTTGGGCGCATGTGTGTGTTACTGGATTCTGCGCCTTTGTATCGGGATCAGTGTATCAGGAATCTTGGCTATCGTTTTATACCAGCTGTGCAGCATGGCAGGGTTCGATATTATTTTCGTGGTGATAGTTTGACGGGTTTTGTGACGTGGGCGTATTTGACTCACGAGGAGGCTGATACGGGGGAATATAATGGGGATGAAGTTTTTGCTAGGACGGAGGGTGATAGATTATGGGTTATGGACATGGTAGCCCAAGATAGTGTACTGTACATATGTAGGGACTTATACAAGTATCTTGGAGCGGTTACGAATCATGATTATTGTTACTGGAGGCGCGGTGACAGGGTTGGATGGATTAAAAAGAGGTTAGCACATGGGTGAGAAAAGAGATTCTGGTAGTAAGGATGCTGATAATTTTGGTGCTGAGTTTGGAACGGACAGGCGTTTAGAACAACGTCAGGCGGCAACGAGGCGCAATCAGGCTGTTCAGAGAAATCGCAGGGAGCGGAAGAGCAGGGTTGATGATCGTGCTATGACGAATGTTCCTGTTGTTACTTCACCAAACAATATTTCAAATCGCGGTGTTGCTGTACTTCAGGCTGCTTCAGGAGGGGGCGGTGGAGGCGGAGGTGGTGTTCTGAATGTTGACACAAGAACGGCTAATGAAATTGCCGCTGCGAATGCTGTTGCAAGAGCTTTACAGAGCGGCCGCCCCTCAGACACAGGTTCAGGTGCTGTAATAAATCAGACTCTAGCAGAATTAGCTGGGGCATCTTCTACAGATAATCAAGATGATTCTCTATTTCAAGATTTAAGCAGGAGTCTGGATAACGTAATTTTTGGTGATGAGTTTGGTGGCAATTTACGACCAAGGCTTACTACCCTTAATGTTTCTCCTATATTAGCTTCTACGCAACAAATTATGGATCAAGGTTCAGACCAAGCTGTGCCAACAACGACAGATATTGTGAATGCTTCAATAGAGCAAGCACGTGCGAATCAAGGTTCAGGACTCACGAGTCTAACGGGCGATCCTATGACCGATGCGAACATTGCTGGTTTTCAAGATACAACTGTACCGCCTCTTGCTTCTGGAACCACGACTCCTGCTTCTCCAGCGGATATCATTAATCAGTCTATAGAGGAAAAACGTGCTAGTGGTGATTTTGGTTTAGAGTTTGGTAATCAAAATCAACAAGAACAGATGCAAGGAATAGGTAATTTAATTTCTAGAACAACACCTCCAACAGGTTTAAATACTTTAAACCCGTTTGCTCAAGTAGGGTCTAGGATGGCGGGGAACATTTTGGATAAGATAAATGAGGGTGGTGAGGCTATAAGAGATGATTCTGGTATGATTGTTGGTGTTGTTCATGATGGCATATTAGGAAAAGTTTATACAGGAAGACCTGGATTTAATCCTTTTGCACCACCAGAAAGACCCGAAAAGGATGTAACTGATCCGTGTCCTCCGGGCTTTCAGTTAATTGGGGGTGTATGCAGACCAACATATGACGTGACGGCACCAGTGGCTCCTCCTGCACCGACACCGGGAAGCAACTTTCAGATGACACCAACGGTTGGATTTCCAACCAGCTTTGCACCGATGACGCAGGCAACACCTGTCTCGCTTCCTGATCCATTCGTATTATCTCCGACAGGGGCGGCAATTGGCAGACGGGTTTAATGGCGTACCAGACGAGGTACTCAAGGAAATTTATGCCTTAGAGAACCAGAAGGTTAAGCTGACAATTCGTGAAAAGGCAAAAGATGAGTTCATGCCTTTTGTTCATCATGTATATGACGGGTTTATTGAAGGTCGGCATCACAGAATTATTGCCGAGAAGCTGGAGAGGGTTGCAAGGGGCGAGTTAAAGCGTTTGATTGTAAACATGCCTCCTCGACACAGCAAATCAGAATTTGCATCCTATCTTATGCCTGCGTGGTTTTTGGGGCGCAATCCAAAGTTAAAGATAATACAGGCAACGCATAATACTGAGCTTGCGGTGCGGTTTGGACGTAAGGTTCGTGATTTATTAAACACGCCAGATTATACGGCTATATTTCCAAAGACAGGTTTGAAAGCGGATGACAAGGCTGCGGGTAGATGGGGCACGTCAGCTGGGGGCGAATATTTCGCGGCAGGCGTTGGTGCAGCAATGACAGGACGTGGTGCGGATTTGCTTATTATTGATGACCCGCATTCGGAGCAGGATGCTTTGTCATCAAGCGCATTTGATAATGCATTTGAGTGGTATTCATCAGGTCCTCGACAGCGACTTCAGCCTGGGGGCGCGATTATTATCGTTATGACCCGCTGGGGCATGAAGGATTTAACAGGGCAAGTCATTAAGATGCAGGCGCAGGATGCATTAGCCGACCAGTGGGAGGTTGTGGAGTTTCCTGCCATAATGCCATCTGACAAACCTTTATGGCCTGAGTTTTGGAAGAAGGATGATTTAATTAAGGTAAAGGCATCTTTGCCTGTTGCGAAGTGGAATGCACAATGGCAACAGAATCCAACAGCAGCAGAGGGTGCAATTGTTAAGAAGGAATGGTGGCAGATGTGGGAGAAGGAGGATATTCCCACGGTTAAGTATATCATACAGTCCTACGATACTGCATTTAGTAAAAAAGAATCATCCGATTATTCTGCGATTACAACATGGGGCGTATTTGAAAACGAAGAGACGGGAGCCGATAATCTTATACTTATGGATGCAAGGCGCGGTAGATGGAACTTCCCTGAATTAAAAGGCGTTGCTGCAGAGGAGTATGAATACTGGGAGCCAGATATGGTTATCATTGAGGCGAAAGCATCTGGTCAGCCATTAACAGATGAGTTACGTGCAGCAGGCATTCCAGTTATGAACTATACACCGAGCAAAGGTCGTGATAAGATAACACGCATGCACACGGTGGCACCTTTGTTTGAAGCTGGGATGGTGTGGGCACCTACCCATAAATTTTCAGAGGAAGTCATTGAGGAGTGTCTTGCATTTCCGCACGGGGAGCATGATGATTTTGTAGACAGCATGACTATGGCTCTGATACGCTTTCGTCAGGGCGGGTTTATAGAACTTGAAGGCGAGAACGACAACGAGGATTATTATCCAAGAAAACGGGAATACTACTAATGTCTAAGAAGAAGACTCCTAAAGCAAAAGAAAAAAGGCGCGGCCAGTTGAAGCGTTTGGGATTTGATGAAGAGCGCATTCTTGAGATATTGGATCTTGAGTTTGACTTAGGTGCTTACAAAGCACCGGGAACACCGCTACCCGGAAAAACGTTTGTTGATGGCGGTTTTGTTAAGGTTCAGAGACGTGGTACATTTAAAGGAACATTCTAATGGCAATACCTCCTAGACCAATTGGCAGTTTAACAGATTCAGGTTTACAGCAAACGCAAGGCACTACAGTAGAAGTAAATGCTCCTGAAGATTTTGCTGGAGGCGCAGAGGTATTACAATCACCTGACGGCAGTGCATTGGTTCAGTCAATTCTTGAAAATGCTGAAAACATTGAGGTAGAGACAGAAGAATACGTTCATGATGCCAACCTTGCAGAAATAGTGGATGATAGTATTTTATCAGAACTATCTTCTGATTTGCGCGGGGCATACGAAGAAGACACCGAATCAAGAAGTCAGTGGCAAGAAGCGTATACCAAGGGTTTAGATTTACTTGGCATTAAGTATTCAGAGAGAAGCCAGCCTTTTGAGGGCGCATCTGGGGTAACGCATCCGTTAATATCAGAGTCCGTAACACAATTTCAAGCACAGGCTTATAAGGAATTGCTTCCTGCTGGAGGACCGATAAAGACACAGGTTATAGGCGCGAAGACAGCTGAAAAAGAAGCTCAGTCAGCGCGAGTCAAGGACTTCATGAACTATCAGATAACTGAGGTTATGGAAGAGTTTGACCCAGACACCGACCAGATGTTGTTTTATCTGCCTCTTTCTGGTTCTACATTTAAGAAAATATATTTCGATCCAACAAAAGCCCGGGCCGTATCAGCGTTTGTTCCGTCTGAGGATTTAGTTGTGCCGTACTCTGCTACTGATTTAGCTACAGCACCACGGGTAACACACGTTGTGCGTATGGATCCAAACCAAGTTCGCAAGTTACAGGTAGCTGGGGTATACCGAGATGTGGAGATCGCATCTGATGAAGCGTCTGATGACACGGTTCGTGATAAGATTGATGACATTGAGGGTATTAGCAAGGGCTATTCTGAAGAAATGCACACCATTTTGGAGATGCATGTTGATTTAGACCTTGAAGGCTTCGAGGATATGGGTGCAAATGGCGAGCCAACGGGTGTAAAATTGCCATACATTGTTACAATTGACGTTGGTTCAGGCGAGGTTTTAGCAATTACGCGAAATTTTGCTCAAAATGATACATTAAAGCGTAAAATACAGTATTTTGTGCATTATAAGTTCTTGCCGGGGCTAGGATTCTACGGATTTGGTCTAATTCACATGATTGGGGGTCTTGGAAGAGCCGCAACAAGCATACTTAGGCAGTTAATTGACGCTGGAACCCTTGCAAATTTACCTTCTGGCTTTAAAGCTCGCGGGATTCGTATAAGAAATGCTGATGAACCGCTTAGTCCGGGTGAATTTAGGGATATTGATGCTCCGGGCGGTGATATTCGCAATTCTATCATACCATTACCATTTAAGGAGCCATCTGGCACTCTAGCATCGTTATTGGGTTCAATAATTGAAGGTGGTAGACGATTTGTATCAATAACAGACCAACAATTAGGTGATAGTAAGAGTGGAGATATGCCTGTTGGCACCACTGTTGCATTACTTGAGCGTGGTATGAAGGTTATGTCTGCAATACATAAGCGTTTGCATTATGCCCAGAAGACAGAGTTTAGATTGCTTGCGCGAATTTTTGCAGAAAACTTGCCTCCTAATTATCCCTATGACGTAGCTGGCGCACCGTCAGAAATAAAAGCCATAGATTTTGATGATCGAGTGGATGTCCTCCCCGTCTCTGATCCGAATATATTTTCTATGGCTCAGAGGGTTACTTTGGCTCAAACACAACTCCAGTTAGCTCAGAGTAACCCTCAACTCCATAATTTACATGAAGCATATAAGCGCATGTATCAGGCTCTAGAGGTTCAGAATGTTGACCAGATATTACCGTCAAAGAAAGAACCAAAGCCAACGAGTCCTAGTATTGAGAATGCCAAGGCTCTGCAAGGCGAGATAATAACGGCATTTCAACAACAAGACCATGACGCACATATATTAGCGCACGTTTTGTTTATGAAGACTCCTATTGTACAGACCACACCAAATATTTACGCAATATTTTTAGGTCATTTACAGGATCATATCTCCATGAAAGCCAGATTGTTTGTTATGCAACAGGTACAAGCACAACAACAACAAGCCCAACAGTTGGCTTTAGCGGCACAGACAGGAGCGATTGATCCTCTAGTGGCACAACAACAAATGCAAGCTGCTGCGAATATGTCTGAAGATATGGTTGAGGCAGAGGTAGCAAAGCTAGAGGCTCAGTTTACACAAGAATTAACACAAATGTTGGCACCACCGACAGGACAGCAAGACCCGCTAGTTAGAATTAGAGAACAAGAACTTGCAATTAGGGCTGCGGAGTCCCAGCGTAGAGCGAAACAAGATCAAGAAGAACTTGACTTAGAACGTCAAAAACTAAAACAAAGGGCTACAACAGACGCGGCTAGAATTGAATTGCAGGAAGACATTGCTGATGAAAGAGCTGCTGTAAACCGTGAGAGAATACAGGCCACAAGAGATAAGTCATGATACAAAAGAAGCTACAAAAAGATTCTGATTACGATAAGTATGACTTGGACGGGGATGGTATTGTGGATGATGATGAGTTATTAGCGGCTGAAAAATTACATGAAATAGAAGCAGCGGAGAAGCAGGAGGCAGCCGAGCTTCGTAAGATGACAGCGCAAAGACGTATGGCTACGGCTGTGTTGTGTTTTATGGCACTGTATACGTTGTTGATGTTTATGCCTTTTGTATCAGACGAAAGGGTTAAGCTCCTTACAGACCTCTCAAATTTGTTATACTTGACGGGCGGGGGCATTGTGGGAGCTTATATGGCTGTATCCGTATGGCCGAAAAAGCAGTAAGAAGATACGGTGAAAGAAAGTTTAAAAGGCATGATATTCGCTGGGCATCT